AACCGCGAAACAAGCAATTAATAAAACAGATAAAAGGTATGATTACCAGAGGATATACAGTTTGTATCTGGCCAAATACTCTTCATGGTAAAGATATAAATGATATGGTAAAGATTGGTTATGATGTGGAGAAGATTATACATAATAACTCATACAAAGGACTTGAAGCAGTATTGAAATTAACAATATGGAGGAAAGTGTAATGCCGTGGCCATCAAAGAATAAACCAAGAAAAGGTCGTAGAAAGATTGGATCTAATAAAAGAAAGAATATGAGAAAAAATCGTAAGAAGTGAGGTATGAATGAAATATTTTGATTATAGTACACGACTGGTTTCTATGACCGAACCGTTGATTGATGACGTAAATACATCCGAGGAACTTGTAGCATTCTGTGCAAGAGTTTCAAATCCAACAAATCAAACAAACAACGAGACCGCAGGAAAACTTCTATCTTATTGTAAAAAGAATTCTCATTGGTCTATCTTTGAGATGGTAGACGTAACAATTGAGATTAAGTGTACAAGAGATATTGGTAGACAGATTCTGCGACATCGGTCTTTCAGTTTTCAAGAATTTAGTCAGCGATATGCTGAAGCACAGGATTTTACATGGAGGGAACCAAGACTACAAGATACAAAGAATAGACAGAATAGTCTAGAAGGAGTAGACAAAGACACGAGAGATAATTGGCAATTGATACAGACAAATGCTTTAGTTCAAGCCAAGAAAGATTATCAATGGGCATTGAATATGGGTATTGCTAAAGAAGTAGCAAGGTCTATTTTACCAGAAGGGCTCACGATGTCTACAATGTATATGAAGGGTTCTCTTCGTTCTTGGATTCATTATTGTGATCTTCGTATGGGTAATGGTACACAAAAAGAACACAGATTAATCGCAGAAAGTTGTTGGCAACTACTATCCGAGAAGTTTCCAACCGTATTTTTAGAGGGAAATTAAATGCAAAATCATCTTCCAACCGAATATCAACAGTTTATTCATCTATCACGTTATTCACGTTTTATGTGGGATCAGGGTAGACGTGAGAGTTGGACCGAGACAGTAGGTCGTTATTTTGATTTCTTTGAAGAAGATCTACAAGACAAACATAATTTTAAGTTAAGTAAGAAGGATAGAGACGAACTAGAAGATGCTGTATTAGATCAAAAGGTAATGCCCTCTATGCGATGCCTTATGACTGCTGGACCAGCATTGAAGAAAGAGAATGTTGCCGGTTATAACTGTTCATATCTTGCGATTGACCGTGTTCAAGCGTTTGATGAATTATTGTATATTCTTATGAATGGTACTGGTGTAGGATTCTCAGTAGAACGCCAGTTTGTTACTAAACTCCCCATTGTTGCCGAAGATTTCTTTGATTCGGATGTAGTAATCACAGTAGCAGATTCTAAGATTGGTTGGGCAAAGGCACTCAAGGAATTTATTGCTCTTCTCTATCAGGGTCAAGTACCTTCTTGGGATACCTCTAAGGTACGTCCGGCTGGAGCACCATTAAAGACTTTTGGTGGGCGCGCATCTGGTCCAGAACCACTTGAAGATCTTTTCAAGTTTGTAACCTCAATTTTCCGTGGAGCTGCTGGTCGTCGTTTATCTTCGCTTGAATGTCATGATATCGTATGTAAGATTGCTGAGATTGTAGTTGTAGGCGGTGTTCGTCGTAGTGCTCTTATCTCACTATCTAATCTATCTGATGATCGTATGAGACACGCAAAAGCCGGTCAGTGGTGGGAACAAAACCCGCAAAGAGCACTTTCAAATAATTCAGCGTGTTATACAGAGAAGCCTGACATCGGTATCTTTATGGAAGAATGGTTATCTCTATACAACTCTAAGTCAGGTGAACGTGGACTGTTCAATCGTGAATCTGCAAAGAAGCAGGTAGCAAAGACAGGTCGTAGAGATGTAGATCATGAGTTTGGTACTAATCCATGTTCAGAGATTATTCTGAGAGACCGTGAGTTTTGTAATCTTTCAGAAGTTGTGATTCGTTCTACAGATAGTCTAGAAACACTAAAGGAAAAGGTACGTCTTGCTACTATTCTTGGAACGTTTCAGTCAACATTGACAAACTTTAGATATCTATCAAAGAAGTGGAGAGAGAATTGTGAAGAAGAACGTCTTTTGGGTGTTTCGTTAACAGGGATTATGGACAATGATCTTACAAATGGAAAGAGTGAGAAGAGAGGTAACAATAAGACTCATCAAGTTTTACAGGAACTTAAAACCGTCGCAGTCGAAACAAACAAAGAGTGGTCTAAGAAAATTGGTATCCCACAGTCAGTTTCGGTTACTTGTGTTAAGCCTAGCGGTACTGTTAGTCAACTTGTTGATGCTGCCAGTGGCATTCATGCACGACATAATCCTTACTATATACGGACGGTTCGTGGAGATAAAAAAGACCCTCTGGCGATCATGATGAGAGATGTTGGTTTTCCTGTTGAAGATGATGTAATGAAACCAGAACATACTTATGTGTTTTCATTTCCAATGAAGTCACCGGATAGTTCTGTGTTTCGAACTGATATGTCTGCAATTGAACAGTTGGAACTATGGAAGACTTATCAAGACGCTTGGTGTGAACATAAACCTTCTGTAACTATTTCTGTCAAAGAGCATGAGTGGTTAGAGGTTGGTGCGTGGTGTTATGAAAATTTTGATTATATGTCCGGTGTATCATTCTTACCATTTTCTGATCACACATATCGTCAAGCACCATATCAAGATTGTACTGAAAACGAATATCAACAACTACTAGAGAAGATGCCAAAGAATGTGGATTGGGCTCTTCTACAGAATTATGAGACAACTGATCTAACACTTGGAGCGCAGGAACTTGCATGTTCAGCGGCTGGAGGATGTGAGATTTTGTAAAGTATTAGAACGTTTATGATTCGAATATGTGGCGGCGCAAGATCGACTACAGGTTAGTTTATTGTAGTTAGTTTCAAACTCTTCGCCGCACACATAACACGATTTTTTGTAAAATGGTCTTTTATTATGAGGAATGTTACCTTTTTTGAAAGGTTTACCAAACTTTCCATTTTTGTTTGGATTATTTTCTTTCCAACGTTTTGATTGTACTGGATTTGGTTTGCCTTTATTCCATGGTATTCGCCCCTTAGTTGATTCACTTATAGCCTTGCTAACTTGTTTTTTCAATTCGGGGTCAGTAGACCAGTGAGGAAATCCACCTAGATCCATGGGCGTACACCTAGTAGGATCTAATAGATCTTGATCTGATATATAACAACGGTGGATATCTAATATTTTAGAAAGTGATAAATCAAGTAAATAAGTTTTGCTGGACATTAAAGCCTCCTTCAGGTTGTCTAGAGTGGTTGGGAGTTGGCGCTCCGTGAACCACAAATCTATTTATAAGTTTTGGAGTATCAAATGGAAACGATAACATGTGAGGAGTGCGGAGCAGAATTTGATATACAACATAATGAAATGAATAAGGTCGTATACTGCCCATTCTGCGGAGAAGTCATCCAACAAAATGAAGATTTTGATGAATGGGCAGAAGACCAAGAATTTTGGGATGAAGAAGACGAATAATGTATGATAATCCTTGGATGTACCAGGGAGAAGTATTTGATGAGAATTTAGTTGACAGGTATCATGGTTTCGTTTATTGTATTACTTGCCCCGATGGTAGAAAATATATTGGTAGAAAGACATTTTGGTTCATGAGAAAAACTCGTGGGGCGAAGCGGCGTCGTCGTATCGAAAGTGATTGGCGTGATTATTATGGTTCCAGTGATGTTGTGAAAGATCTTATAAATCAATCTGAGACAAGTAATTTTCAAAGAGAGATACTATCATTACATAAGACTAAAGGTGAAATGAACTATACTGAAATTAAAGAGCAGTTTCAGAGAAATGTTTTAGAATCGTCGGAATATCTCAATGATAATATCAATGGCCGGTATTTTAAATCGAGAGTGGATAAATGGTTAGAATAATGATGATGAAATGGAGCTGAATATGCAAAATGAATTGCCAGATCATTTGGGTGGTCAAAATGGTAGGAGTTGGACGGATGATGGATCGCTTAATATTATGTGGAATCTTGGTTGCCGAAAGATGCTTG